TGAGAACGTCACGATCAACCCATCATCACCATCGGACTTGGTGGTTAGTATTCGTATCCCTTCGGCCATGAGATAGGTGTACCCTCAGCCGCCAAGAGAATCTGCCCAATTTTGCTCAGTTGGATCTGTCTGTGGATTTAAGCAAGGCGAAAGCGGCGAAGCTCCCGACCTGCAAAAGACGCACTCCCGTTCAAGTTCCTCGATATACCGTTCAAGGGAAAACTTGAGTTCGCTTGCGAGGTGAGCATCTTCTTCGCTATGAGGGTGCCGCTCGATCAGTTGCAGAGTCAACCTCGCGTATTCGAGCAACTCAACGGAAGAACGGTGGCTCATGCTCAATCTCTCTGATGATTCGTGTTGCCGTTCTGAGCCCTGATCAGGAGTCCTAATCCTAATAAACAATCCCCGGCACTCCGCCTTCCAAAAGCGACTGCGGGAACGCCGGAACATAAACTTCTTGAGCGTCTGAATCCAACTGTACCGGGCCATCGGGAACTCTCCTGTTGGCTCTCACCAATTCCTGCCCGCCATTTCATTCAATGCGCAGATGGCTTTTCGAAGTGGTTTAGGTCGCGAGTCGGGTTCTCTATATCCGGGGGTTTCTTACTAAGGTAGCGGTGGCGGTGAAATCCCAACAATCTTCGCCCTGCGGCATTCTTGCAAGGCTTTCCCGGCTCGGCCTTGCAAAATGGGCACGAATGCCGAATCGGCAGTTTGTCCACCATTTAGACCTCTCAGCAAAATCCCGCGCCGTGGTATTCCATTGCCGACATCATAGGGCTTCTTGAGAGTCGAGTGTCTTCTCAATCGGACAAGGCCGGAGCCGTTTGTAACCTGAAATCGCCAATGCGTAACATCAAGGTCTAAACGAGCGTAATGCTCCTCCGTGGGACAGCTATAGGTCTAGTTGGGTTGTATCTACGGTCTTCTTAGTGGGGGTAATTCGGATTCGGGGGACCTTCGCTCTGTCCTGTGTTTCTGAGTTCAGCCTCTACTTCGGCGATGCGGACGCGGAGGCGGCGTCTGATTTCTTCAACGGTCTCGGTCTCTCCGAGGTGGCCGGTTTCATCGAAGTGCTTCAGGTAGGTCCGCAACTCGTCGAGGAGTTCGCGGGGAAGGCGGTGGCCCATAATTTGTCACAGGTAAAACGAACTGCGCAGCTGGCCTTGCATCGACGTGGCTCCTCCCCCAGGACGCCACGTCGAAGCTGGGATCGGCAAACTGCGCTGTTTGAAGCTACCATGATTCCGCTGCGAAGGCGCGAGAAATCCTCTCGATTCGGCGGGATAGAGCAGCTTCACTGTTCCTGCCCATTATCCATGCAACTTCTGGAATTCAGCTAGTGCGTGGCCGTTTGGCCAAGTATTAGCTGTTCGACAGAGACGCATTCCTTCGCACAAGTTCGCGCCATAACCGGTCATTCGACTCGGGGCTATCAATCTCATCTTCTTATCGACCCCCGAAGGCGGGACGGGGAAAATCCCTGCGATCTCTCGGGGGGGTATCGCGATGATCAGAGACGCAACGACGCCCCTACGCCAGTCGTTCCTAAATCTGCGCAAGGCACGCCGTCTCGCTCGCGAACGGTTCCTTGCCGGACGCAAGGCCGAACGGTACTACCAGCGGCAGCTCGCCCAGGTCGCCCGCCAGATCAGCCACATCGTTCGCGGTATGGCTCCGGAGGGAGTCGTCACCGATATCGGTGCACTGACGTCCACGCTCAATCGATACGCCGACATTCTGACGCCGTGGGGCGAATCAGTCGTCAGCCGCATGGTTGCCGATGTGTCACGACGCGACGCGACGGCATGGGAACAACATGCACGCGAGATCGGGCAGACGCTTCGCCGCGAGATCGCGAGTGCCCCAACGGGCGCGGCAATGCGACAGGCCTTGCAGGAACGCGTTCAGGAGATCACGTCACTGCCCCGGAAGGCAGCAGAACGGCTGTTCAAGCTGACCACCGAGGCTGTGACGACATCGACGAGAGCCAAGGAGATTCAGCAGGAGATCCTTGCGAGCGGTCGCGTGAGTCTCGCGACGGCGAAGATGCTCGCCCGTACCGGCGTCTCGACAACGGCCACGGCGATCACCAAGGCGCGCGCCGAGCACATCGGTTCACCTGGCTACATCTGGCGCACGTCGAAGGACGGAGCAGTTCGGCCGAGCCATCGCAAGATGGAAGGCAACCTCGTGCCGTGGGACAAGCCGCCGACGCTCGATAACTACACGGCGCACTGCGGGGAATTCGCGAACTGCCGCTGCTTTCCCGAGCCAATCATTCCTGATCGATTCGGCACCAACTAGGAGCATCGATGCGATTCAACACGATTCTCAAGCTGGGCCCGAACCGCGAGATGACCAAGGAAGGGTTCACGCTCTTTCGCAACGTCTCGGTATCGCGCACCGGCGAACAGGTTTACGGTCCCGACGAAGGCACTGGCATCGAGCCGGGTCCGGACGGACTCATTCACATTACCCGCACACCCGAAGAGGTGTTCCGCCCCGAAACGCTGGAGAGCGGCAACGGGAAATCGCTTGTCATTCTGCACCCGGAGGAAGATGTTTCGCCCGAGAACTGGCGCGCGCTCACGCACGGCGTGATGTTCAACATGCGCCGTGGAACGGGCGAGCAGCGCGACGAGTCGGTCTGCGACTTGATGGTCTACACACCGGAGGCCGTTCGCGAGATCGATCTCAACATGCGCGAAGTTTCCCTCGGTTACGACGCCGATTACTACCAGACGGGGCCGGGACACGGGGAACAACGCAACTACTACATCAACCATGTGGCACTGGTGCCAGCCGGTCGTTGCGGTTCGAGCTGCGCAGTCAGGGACCACGCACACGAGGAGAAGAACCCAATGAAAAGCCGCTTGCAGCGTGTCCTTGATGCACTCGCCGGAACAAAGGACGACGCCGAACTGCGCCGTGTACTGGACAAGGCGCGCGACGAGGAAGAGGAGGCCGAGAAGACGCGCGAAAAGAAAGAGCGCGACGAGGCCGAAGCGAAAGAGAAAGAGATCGAAGCGAAGGACGAGGAATTCAAGAAAGAAGTCCGGGACTCGATCACCAAGCTGACCGACGCGGTTGGCAAACTCGTCAAGGACAAGGCCAAGGACGAGGAAGAGGAAGAGGCTAAGGGCAAGAAAAAGAACGAGGACGAAGACGAAGAGGAGATGGAAGAGGAGACCGGCACTGCCGACGCTCGCAAGGCGCGGGACTCGGCTCTGCTTGAAGACTCGTTCAACGACATCAAGGCGAAAGCTGAGATCATCGCCCCCGGCATTCAGATGCCGACGTTCGACGCCAAGGCCGATCCCAAGAAGACGTTCCGCGATTGCCACTGCGGGCTGCGCCGCAAGGCTCTCCAGCAGGCGACGCAGGACACCGAGACTGCCGAGATCGTCAAGACCGTTCGCGGTCGGGCTCTCGACTCCGCCGAGATTCTGAAAATGTCCTGCGGTCAAGTCCGGACTATCTTCAACGGCGTCGCCGCCATGAAGGCGAACCGCAACAACGGACGACTCACCGTCGATGCTGCGCAGACGCAGAACAAGACACAGGACAACGTGTCGCCGATGGACAAGTTCAAGGCCGCCTCCAAAGCGCGCTGGTCCGACAAGAAGTAAACGCGACGGCAACACGAAGGCGATCGGTGCATGCGACAAGTCCGCGAGCGCCGGTCGCCGTCGTGTGCTCCAACCTCACCCAACCCAATTCCAAAACGGGAGACAAATCTATGTTCTTGCTCTGCCTGCCGTACATCGCCGTCGCAATCATGATAGTGGCGTTGTACTTCTTCGTTCGCCGTCATCCTCGTGGGAAGAACGGCGAGTTTGTTGGTCGCCATCGCACTCGCGACATCTCGTTCCTGGCTCAGTCCGCGAACGGATTCATCGGGCGCATCACTCGCTCGACGCCGCTGCCGCGAATCACGCCCGACATGAACGACGCGACGAACCCCGTTCCCTTCTATGGGCTCGCGGTTCTGAACACCATCAACAACACCGTGCGCGGAATTCTCGCCACCGATTCCAGCCAAATCGGGATCAGCGGTGTCGCTGTTGGGAACTTCCCGTTCCAGCCTGCGTCGGCGACCAACTTCGGCGCTCAGGCTTTGGCCGCGCTGACTGCCGTCGCTCCGAACTCGGTGATGGACACTCTGCGGGCCGGATTCATCCAGATTTATCTGAACTCGGCGCAGGCGCCGACCGCGACGAAGGCCGACAAGGTCTACGTGTGGTGCGCTCCTTCGACCGGCGCTCACGTCCAGGGCGGATTCGAGAACGCGGCTGCTGCAGCCGTTGCGAGCGCCATTAAAGGTGGCGGCAACACCGGCAACGGCACCGTCTCGGCGGGTCCGACCATCAACGCCGCTATCGGCATGAACGGCGTCTATCAGGTTCGCTTCTCGGACGCTACCCACTTCACCGTGGTCGATCCGAACGGCAAGCAGCTCGCAGACGGTCAGACTGCCGTCGCCTACTCTGACGCCGGACTTGGCTTCACCATCACCGCGGGTGGCACTGCATTCGTCGCCGGCGACGGCTTCGACATGACCGTGACATTCTCGACGATCCCGGTTCCGAATGCCTACTTCAACGGTCCCGGCGACTCTACCGGCTCGACCGAACTCGCCTTCAACCTGTAATCCGGCAATCAGCCGCACCCGCAGTAAAAATCTTGGCCCAAAAGGAGCCACCTGAACCCATGATTACCCGCGATAAAGTTCTCGACGGTGCGAATCTGCTTGCGCTGATGGCCGGACAAGACCATCCGGGCGGCAAGTTGCCCGTTGCTGCAAAAACCCGCGACGGAAAGACGGTCGACACCTCCGGCGCATTTCTGGTCGGCGAGTTGGAACGTCTCGACCAAACGCTGCACCAGCCGCTCAGCTCGATCTCCTGGGATCGCGACGTGCCGCTGCGCGACGACGTGACGCTGGGCGACGAAGTGACCTCGTTCACTCAGTCCACCTTCGGCACCCCGAGCGGCCCCGGCAACACAATTGCCATCGGCCAGAAGCGCAGCTTCATTGGCAAGAAGTCCACCGAGATCGCAGAGATGGACATCGACATCGGCAAGGTGACGATCCCGCTCATTCCGTGGGGCGAGGGCGTCGCCTACTCGCTCGCCGAACTCGCGTCTGCCGCGCAGACCGGCCGTCCGATCGACTCTCAGAAGATCGACGCTCTCAACCGCGAGCATCAGCTCCAGACCGACGCTCAGGCCTATCTCGGCTGGACGGGCAACAGCACCTTCGGTCTGATCAACTCGAATCAGGTCACACCGACGAACTTCCCGAACGGCGCGGCTAATGGCTCCCAGTGGATGCCACACACCGGTTATGCGGGCAAGACGCCGAGCGAGATCCTGACCGATCTCGCGAACCTGGCCTTCACGCCGTGGGCTGCTTCCGGCTTCGCTCTGCGGCCCAACCGGATTCTGCTCGACCCGCAGAATTTCAACTTCATCAGCGTCACTCCTGCGACGGCCGCTGGCTCGAAGTCGATCCTGCGGTACTTCCTCGAGTCCTACAACGCCGACACGGGCGCGGAGCCACTGCGCATCCTGCCGGTGAAGTGGTTGACTGGTGCAGGCGTGGGCGGAAATCTGCTTCAGCCCGGCACCACGAACCGCGCGGTTTCCTATCACCGTTACGAGGGTGACTGGAAGCAGGCTCCGGTTCGCTTCCCGATGACGATGCTGCAGCGCACCCCGGTCCAGTACGACGGCCTGTTCCACAAGCTGTACTACTGGGGCCGACTGGGTGCCTGCGAGTTCGTCTACCCGGAAACGGTCGCCTACATGGACGGCAACTAAAGCCGATCCGCAACCCGGTAGTTGCACAACATCCGAAGGGGTCGCTCTCAAGGTGACCCCTTTCTCTCTTGGAGGAGAGCACATGGAACAAATCTTGCAGCATGTCGAGAAAGCACCCCTCATCGTCGCACCGCTCCACGCCGCCCCGAGAACGCCCGCAGAGGCGGCAGAGGGTCACACAACCGTCACGATGGAATTCCCCAAGGCGGTCCATCTGACCGTCTCGACGAATCATTCGGTCTTCTACCCCGCTGGCATTCACGAAGTGCCCGACCACCTGGCCGATCACTGGTATCTGAAGGCGCATCAGGTACGGCCTTATTACAAGCCGGTGCAGATGGCGCGGAGTCCCGCACAGGCACAGCAGAACGGACGCCAGCAGTCACGCCGCAACAACAACAGGTAAGATGACGCACCCAATCCGGGCGAGAGGACAGAAGGATGCAAAAGAACAACGAATCGACTTGCCGATTCGCTCGTTACTGGCGCGCTTGGTTTTTTGCTGGTCGGGCCTCTCTGGCGTCGTCAGGCAAGCCCAACAGTTCCGGAGACGCGAACAAATGAGCTTTTCATTTCTCGGCCTGTTCCGTCGCAAGCCCGAGCCCCAGTCCCCTGCCCCTCACCTCGTCATCCCGCTCGCCCCTTCGAGGCTGTCCGAGACAAGGACGCCAACACCCAACCCCATCACCACAACGCCAAAGGAGGCGCATCCCATGATCAGTTTCAATTTCAATAATCTTCCGCACGCGCTCGCGACGTTCTTCAAGGCCGCCGCGGCCGATGTGAAGAAAGCCATCCCCGTGATCGAGAACGCAATCGAGAAGGCGGAAGGCGACAAGACCATCATCGAGGGCGTCAGCGCAGCCGCTGCAAATGCGATACAACCTGGCTCGGCAGTTCCAGTCGTCACCATCGAAGATGCCGGTTTCGCGGTGCTCGGTTCCATCGACGCTGCGCTCAAGAGTGGCGACGCGGCCGCAGAACAGAAGTTGCTCGACGCCGGCATCGACGTGAACGCGATCAACGCGGTCAAGGCAGTCGGCACTCAGTCGCAGACGTTCTACAAGATCGTCACATCCGTGCCGAAGGCCATATCGCCTGCAAGCAGCGTAACGCTACAAGGCAACTAGGTAAAACGGGGCAGCTCATCACTGCCCCGGCGCTCTTCACTCGCGAGGTTTCCCCATGCGTTGCTGGCTCACTCGTCAACTCTCCCAAGCACCATCATCCACTCCGTCGATTCCGGCGCGACCGTTCATGGTCGAGGATGTAGCGCGGCATCTCTTCTGGTGTTTTGTCGTCTTCAGCGTTGTGACGATCTTCATGCTTGCGCCTTTGGTGTATTTCGGCTGCGCTCTGCTGAGGCAGTGGACCGTCGCCGGCGTCGAGGCGACGAAGACATTCCAGGCGGTGAACCGCAACTGCAACGGCGGCAAAGAGGCCTGCGGGACGCTCGCCGACGTGAATCAGACGCTCCACACGATTCGCGGCACGTTCGGACAGATCGAGACAGCCGCGAAGCACGAGAACGCGCAACTGACGACGCTCGACTCTCAGGAGAAGACCCTTTTCGACGACGCCCACGGGGTCATGAGTGACGCGCGGGAAACGATCAAAGGGGCGAGAGGGCTGACTCAGGCTGCGTCGGGGGCGATACAGACGACCCAAGAGACGATCAGGAGGGCCCAACCCGCCCTAGCGTCTCTGACTACGACCCTAGACGCGTTCGGGGAACTCGCCCGATCTGCGCAGAGACGAACAGACGACCCGCGCGTTGACGCACTGCTCACCCATCTCGAATCAACTTCGGCTCACGTCGATGGCGCGACGGGCGACGTGCAGACCGTCTTTGACCGCGTGACGAACCCGCCCAAGTGCAAGGGGCGCGCCTGCGTATTCATCAAGGCCTTGAACGTCATCAGCGCCGCGCATGACGTTCCCGAATTCGGCTACTGGACCGATCAGCTCATCCAGAGTCTTCGCGGCCACTAACCTCGCAGCGCGGTCGCGCTGGCAAAAAGCGGGCAACCCGACCTGCACAGAAACGGGTCAATTTCCTCCAACCGGGCTTCGGGGTTTGCCTTCCGGGGTCCGGTCTTTTTATCGATCAATGTGTGCGCCGATGTTGACAAAGAGTAACTGCCGAGTGGCCACCATCCGCCCGGAATTGCTGTCTCTGCATTACCACGGCTGAAGGACCGCAAAGTGATCGGCATGGTCGATGAAGACCTGCCGGAAGAGCCCCATCGTCAGCAGGCCGTCGAAGTTCGATGTACGGGAATCCTTCTGGGCGCCTACCAAGGTGGTGAAGGGTACTTTCTGAATTTCAACTGAGCCGATCCTGACGTTCTGCGGCGGCAGCGCCATGAACGTCCGTTGCGATCCATTTGCACCCCCCTGCTGAGATGCACCCCGGAACAATCCAAGGGCCATGTATTCATCAGTGTTGTAGAGGAAAGAGACGTTTGTGCCGGAGTCCAGCTTGAGGCGAATGGGGCGCCTGCCGTCAGAAAGACGAGTCACAACGATCAGTGGCTTGGGCAACGTCGCGTCATCCGTTGTTGAAGCCGGAACCTCCAGTGCAACGTGGGTTCCTTTCACCTCGGTGTGCATCGTGCCCGCTTCGTCGAGGCAGAGCAGTCTGTGTGCATTGTCGATCAACATATCGAACTGCTCGAGAAAATCCTCGCCAAGGACGCCCTGAATGTCTAGGCCGGTTGCCTGGAGATTCTTTAGGTCGTACACCAGTACCTTCTGGTTGGCCACAGAATGGGAGCCGGTTTCGAGGAGGTCGAGCCGCGCAAAGGAAGCAGATGCATTCATCCCGACGCTAACGACTGCAGCCGTACCCTGAGTGGCCAGGTGCAGTGAAGCGGCAAGTGAGGTACCCAACATCGTGATCTGGCTGCCCGTATCCAATAAGAAGTTGTAAGGGCCGGAGTGGTTCACGGAGACGGCCACAACCATTTGGTGGCGGTTGGCGAAGCGGAAGGGTACACTTGCCACGTTCCCTGGGCAATGTGTCTCTGCGGAAAGCGTTGAGACGATTGTCGCTGCAAGAACAAAAGAAGCGAACCACTTGAAAGTTGTCATTTCCAGAACTCCTCAGCCGGGTAGGCTGAGGTCACTCTGGTCGCGTGGCTCTACATGATCTTGATGGGCTCCTGATCAGTTTCTGGACGCAGTTGATGAACTTGTGATGGGATCGTGATGGCGACTAAGTCCCTTGTTTTCAGATTCGGCGATGTAGAGGTCCGGGAGCGGGAGTTTTCGATCCTGAAGGCGGGCGAAGTGTTGCCGGTCGAGCCGAAGGCCTTTCGGGTCCTGCTGATCCTGCTTCAGAACCCCCAGAAGCTGATTTCAAAAGAAGAGCTGCTGAACGCAGTGTGGGGCGACGTAGCGGTTGGGGACAACTCCCTGGCTCGATGCGTCGCGCTCCTTCGACGCCTGCTCGGTGATGACACCCACAACCCGCATTACATCGAAACCGTGGCAACGGTTGGATACCGATTCATCTGCAAGGTTGAGGTTGCTGAAGACCTTTCGGCGAGTGTTGAACGAACTGGCGACTCGAATGGCAAGAGCGAGAATCGATCCGCCTTGAAAGACAGCAGCGAGGCGGCTCCGCGCAGCCACAAACTTCGCAACTGGTTGCTACCCGGCTCTATCGTCGGCGCGTTCGGGCTGGCCGTCGCGCTTTGGTGCCTGCTCCATCCGCTGCCTCCACCGCGCATCACGGGATACGCCCAAATCACTCACGATGGCCGCGAAAAACGCATGGCCGGAACGGACGGGAGCAGGCTCTACTTCACGCAGATGCAGCCGAAGTCGCTCAACCAGGTTGGGGTAGGTGGCGGGGAAGTTGCGCAAATCCCGGCCGCGGTGCCGGGCATCTTTTACATGCTCGACGTCTCGCCGGATGGTTCCAATCTGCTGGTTCTTTCACTCGAGGCAAGGAACTCGCTGTGGATTGTGCGGGCATTAGGAGGAACATCTCGGCGCGTAGGGAACAGCGAGAGCGCAACCTTTTCGCCGGATGGAAATTCCATTGCCTACTCGACCTATGAGGGAGAGCTCTGGCGGGTTCAGAGCGATGGAACGGGAGGGCACAAACTCGCATCGATAGGAGGCGATGCCGATGATCTCCACTGGTCACCGGACGGCAAAGTCATCCGCTTTAGCCGCGACGGGGTGCTGTGGGAGATGTCGGCGAATGGATCAAACCTCCATCAGGTGCTCCCGGGCTGGCAATATCAGGGCCGGGAATGCTGTGGCCGCTGGACGCCCGATGGGAAGTTTTATGTGTTCCTTACGTCGCCAACGGTCTTCCGCGGAGGTCAGATTTGGGCTCTCGATGAGCGGCGCGGGATATTTCGCCATCCATCCGCAGAGCCGGTTCAATTGACGTCCGGCCCGATCAGTTGGAGCCAGCCAATTCCAGGCAAGGGCACGAACAAAATCTTTTCGGATGGCAAGACCCCTCGCGGTGAGCTCTGCCGTTTCGACACACAGACGAAACAACTCCAGCCCTTCCTCGGTGGAATCTCCGCCCAGGATGTTTCATTTTCCAAAGACGGTCAATCCGTGGCCTATGTCTCCTACCCAGACGGCATCCTGTGGAAGGCCAACCGGGATGGAAACAGTCCCCTCCAACTGAGCAGCCCGCCAATTTATGCGATGAATCCGCGCTGGTCGCCCGATGGATCGCAGATTCTATTCGAGGACATTCGTACTTACAACTCCTCTCAAATCTATCTGGTCTCTTCAGAAGGCAGCAGCCCGCAACGGATTCTTCCGGATGGCGCTGAACTAGGGGATGAACCGAACTGGTCGGCAGACGGACACAAAGTTGTTTTTCACGCGCCAGGAAACGCGCAGCCAACAAAGAATCCATTACGCATCCTCGACCTTGCTAGCCGCAAGGTCTCTGTTCTTCCAGGTTCGGCTGGATTGGAGTCGCCAAGGTGGTCGCCGGACGGCAAGTACATCGCTGCAATGTCCCTCAACTTCCCGGGTCTGAAGGTCCTCGAGCTCGCGACACAACGCTGGTTGTCGTTGCCGGTGGACGGACGAATAGATTACCCCGCGTGGTCCAGGGATAGCCGATTCATTTACTTTCTGCGCCAAATCAACGGGGACCGGGGTGTTTATCGAATTCGCGTCGGCGAAGGCAAGACAGAACGCGTTGCCGACCTCAAGGATTGGCATATTACGGGGTACTGGTCGTATTGGATGGCGCTGGATCCAACGGACGCCCCGCTGTTGCTTCGCGATACGGGATCGGATGATATCTACGCCCTTACGCTTGAAGAGAAGTAAAAGTGTCTGGCGGCACTGCCGGCGTCACGAGTTCTTCGCGGATGAGTAAAAAGTCTCGAACTCCCCGTTCCGAACAAATAACCGCTAACCGCCAATCCGGAATTACCACTCAGTAAACAATTCGAGGCGGGTTACTCAACTGATAGCTCAAGGATTGCCCCCTCCAGTCGAACATCCAGAGGCACAAGCATGCTCATATTCGCTCAATTCATTCAGGACTACCCGGAATTCGCCAACGCGAGCCAGGCGCAGTTCAACCTGAATCTGAACCGCGCCAGTCAGTTCATCAACGCCGCGTGGGGCCCACTTTCAACCGGCACCGACCCGACGCAGTACACGCAGGCCGACATCGGCACGGAGTTGGTAATCGCGCACTTCCTTGCGCGTGCGCAGTTTCGTGCGATGCAGGTTGGCAACGGTGGACCCGCGATAGCGCGTGGCAACGTCTCGGCTGAGTCGATTGGACCCGGCTCTGTGAGCTACGATCTCGCGTCGGCAACCGAAGAGGGCGCCGGTCACTGGAACCAGACCGACTACGGACGCGAGTACATTCAGATGGCGCGTCTGATCGGCGCTGGACCAACCGTGGCGGCTCCCGGTCCGAATCAGAACCCGCTGAATGGTCCTGCATGGATCGGGCCGTTCCCGATACCGGGCGGCTTCGGATGAGCGGCGATATTCATTTCGGCTTCGACATCACCGCCGACAATCTTCGCGAGTTTGAAGACGCACTCAAGGAGATGGGCAGTCGCGCAGTGCTGGCTGGGTTCCCGCAGGACAAGGAACACGTTCGCGAAGGTGAGAACGGCAACCCGGTCCCGATCACGAATGCAGGCATCGCCTACAGCATGGACAAGGGAATGCCAGAGCAGAACGTGCCGGCGCGTCCCTTCATGGTTCAGGGCGTCGAGTCGGTGCAGGACAAGATCGTGGGCGGCATGGAGACAACCGGACTCGCGGCGCTCGACGGTGACGCCCAGGCGGTCGACGCCGGTCTGAATGCAGTCGGGTTGACGGCGCAGAAGGGCATCCGGATGAAGATCAGGGACGGACCATTCGTCCCACTGGCCGAATCGACTCTGAAGGCACGCGCCAGAATGGGCGGCTCAATCGCGAAAGCCGCGAAGGCCGAACTCGATTCACGCGCAGCCGGTAACGAAGCCGGCACCGACAACGCGAACCCGCTGAACCTAACCGGCCAGATGCGCAATGCAGTGAACTATGTGGTTCGGAAAGAGCAATAGATGCCGCCTCTCGTCAACATCTCGCTTGCCATCACCAGTCCGATGTTTGCCGACAGCTTCACCGTGATTCGCAGACAGCAAGCGGTGGGGACCAACGGACGCGTGACGTTCAACCCGACGACGATCCCAAATCTGCATGGCACAGTGTACCCGTCGAGCAAGAACGATCTCGACAGGTTCCCGAACCTTCAGGTGATGGGCAAGGCTCTGTCGGTCGTCACCCGGTTCGCGCTGCGCGGGGAGTCAGAAGTCTCGGGCACCGATTACTCGCCCGACATCGTGCAGTGGCACGGCGACAACTTCGTGGTCATGGACCTTCAGGACTTCAGCTCGTGGGGTAACGGTTTCATTCTCGCCATCTGTCAGTCGATGGATCTCAAGGACGCACCGCCAACGACGGAGTAGACGATGCCAAACGACAGCAGCACGGGCGGGTTTCTTGCAGCGTCGAGCGTGAACGGAGATGTGAACGACGATGCTCTGATCGATTTTCTTCAGACGGTCGTCGTCGGCATCACCGGGTTGCCGGGTGCGATGGTGCGACCGCGTTGGCAGGCTGAACCGCCAAACATTGCCGACCCCGGCACGAACTGGGCAGCCATCGGGCCGGATGAGTCGCGAAGCCGAGAATCGTACTCCTACCGCAAGAAGGTGGACGCAGAGACGACCCTCGTCGTTCGCAATCGTCTGATCCCGATTCTCTGCTCGTTCTACGGGCCTGTTGCGGAAGCAACAGCCGAACTGCTCGCGATGGGGTTCGAGATCCCGCAGAACCGCGAGACGATGCAGCTCGCCGGATTCAATCTGGTGGGCGGCGTCGGCGCTACTGTCATCGCTCCGGCTCTGATCAAAACGCAGTGGTACCCGAAAGCAGATGTTCCGTTCACGATCCGCCAACAACAGAAATACACCTACGCGGTTCTCGACCTGGTGGGGGCGCAGGCGACGCTGGAATTCCAGCCGCCCGGTCAGCCGATCATCAGCGAAACTATCAACGTGACCGCGCCACCGGAATAGCGGCGATCCGCTCGCCACTCACAACCCAAAAACAATTCACGAGGAGACGACCGGATGCCGAACAACGCATCGCTATCTATTTCTTCGCTCGTTCAGGTGACGGCATCGCTTGCCGCTGCTGCCACGCAGGCGCAGAGCACCAAGTCGATGTTGGTTCTTGTCGATGACCCGACCATCGACGTGACGACGCGGATTCAGAACTTCACTTCGGCGCTTGCCGTCGCGCAACAGTGCGGGGGTGATTCTGTCGCTGCTGCAGCCGCCGCCACCTGGTTCAAGCAGGTTCCGCAACCGCAATCGCTCAGTCTCGGGCGCTGGGCGCAGGCTGCCAGTCATGGTCAGTTGATCGGCGCACCACTGACGCCCGCTCAGCAACTGATCGCCACATGGCAGGCGATCACCGATGGCGGTTTCTCGATCACCATCGACGGAGGAGTGGCGCAACATCTGACCGCTCTGAACTTCTCTGCAGCGGCCAATCTCAACGGCGTCGCAGGCGTGATTCAGGCAGTGCTTACCGGCGCGACCATCGTCTTTAACCCGATTGCGGGCAACTTCATCGTTACCTCGAACATGACCGGAGCTACATCGACGGTCACATTCGCCACGGCACCGACCGGGGGCGGCGTTTCTGACATCAGCGCCATGCTCGGGTTGACGAACGCAGCCGGAAGCGGTGCATTCCTCTCGCCCGGTATCGCGGCCGAATCCGCACTGTCTGCCGTGACGCTGTTCGATACGAACTTTGGCCAGCAGTGGTACGGGCTTGCCGTCGCGGGTGCCGTCGATGCGGACCATACCGCGATCGCTGCCTTCATCGCCGCGTCGTCCAACAAGCACTTCTACTGGGTGTCCACGCAGGAGACTGGCGTTCTGGTCGCGAACGACACGACCGATATCGCCTTCATGCTCAAGCAGGCGAACGTCGGCCAGGTCGCGGTCGAGTACAACGGCTCGAGCATCTACTCGGCGATCTCGCTCGCCGGTCTGATGATGACCGTCGATTACTCGGGCAGCAATACCGTCCGGGCAGCGATGTATGGGCAGGAACCGGGCATCACCGGCGACCTGATCAACGCGACGCAGCTCGCGGCGCTGCTTGCCAAGAACGCGAACGGGTTCCTGCAATACAACAACGGAACCTCCATCGTGCAGCCTGGTATCTGCTCGAACGGCAACTTCATCGATACGGTGATCGGCAAGGACGCGCTGACCATCGACATTCAGGCCGATGTCTTCAACCTCTTTCTGACGACGCATGTGCCGCAAGACGATGCCGGCATGCACATGATCAAGGTCGTCATCGAGAACCGGCTGAAGAAGTATGCCGACAACGGCTACATCGCGCCCGGTGTCTGGAACGGCCCCCTGTTCGGTTCCTTGCAGAACAACGCGGACGGCACTGCTCCGACCCTCTCGACCGGTTACTACGTGTTTCAGCCGCCCATCGCTTCGCAACCCGTCACTCAACGTGCACAGCGCATCTCGGTTCCGTTCCAGATCGCAGTGAACCTCGCGGGCGCGGTGCAGACGGTCAACGTTCTCATCACCCTCGCCTAATAGGAGCCAACCTTGGTCTATTCCTTCGAAGACGTACAGGCAACCATGACCGGGCCGGGCGGGACCATCTCGCTCGGCGCGGGTGCGGGGAATGCGCAGGAAGGCATCTCCGTTGAATTCATCGATGACAAGGACAACATGCTGATGGGTGCCGACGGGTCCGGCGTTCATTCGCTCCGTGCATCGAATGCGGCGCGCATCATGGTGCGGCTGCTCAAAACCAGCCCGGTCAACGCGGCGCTTTCGCAGATGTACCGGTTTCAGAAACAGTCCACTCTGTTCTGGGGCCAGAACGTGCTGACGGTGACGAACCCGATCACCGGCGACGACTATCACGCGACCGAAGTGGCCTTCCAGAAACACCCGTCCGTCACCTGGGCGCAGGATGCCAACTTCAACGAGTGGGGCTTCAACGCGATCAAGTGCGATCCAGTTCTCGGAGTAGGTATCTAACGATGAAGACCGAAACCATCAACGGCGTCGAGTACCAGATCGGCAAGCTCGGCGCATTCGAGCAGTTCCACGTGGGGCGGAAGCTCGCCCCACTTCTCGCACACGCCCTGCCGGCGTTCATGCAGATCGCCGAGGGCGGCACGGATCGGCCAGACATCGAAGTGGTGCTGCTCTCCGGGGCGGGCATCCCGATCGCCGAAGTGCTGGCGAAGATGTCGAAAGAGGATGTCGATTTCGTGCTGCATGAATGCCTCGCCGTCTGCCAGCGCAAACAGACAAAGGGCTGGGCGCGAGTGTTCGCCAACGGCGTGCTGATGTTTCAGGACGTCGAGGCCGACACGCTCTTTGGACTCACCAAGGCGGTCATCGAGGTATCGCTCGGCCGTTTTTTTCCTACAGG